TCAGCAGCACCAACGGGAGCAGCAAGGGCAACTAGGGAAAGAATGCTTAGAATACGTAACATTGTAAAGTTTTGTGACCTGTTGACTTATATATCATAACATTACACCATGTCTTGAAAGCGTGACCGATGTGACAGTTTTAGAATTGGTTTGGTTGACGTATGCTTTTTGCTCGCTAGCGAACATTTTTTAATTTCAGGCACAAAAAAAGCCCCTCCGAAGAGGGGCTGCTACGTTATCAGTTTGGTGGTCCTTGTCTTTCGACATAGTACTCACACTGTACTTGATCAGTTGTAATAGTCATGTCTGGGTTAAGTACATCTCTCTGGCATATACCAGGAGATACTTCCATTAGACCGACAATCATTGCGACAATTAGCATTATTCTGCGGGGCAAACGTGTTCATGGGAATGGTCATGGTCAACTACTAGACCGGGAATATATGGATGACCATACTCCCATAATACAGTAGCAACGAGACCTACAATTAGATAGTTTACAAACTTAGACATTTGATTTAAAGCTGAAACTAGAGTGATTATAGCACATCAACGCTTGATTGTGCTAACGGCAGCCTCACCATCACGGAAGATGATATCAACAACGTTCTGGATCTTACGTGCCGCCGCTTGCTGGCTCTTGGAGTACATAGGAACAATCACCAAACCGAAGGATTTTGTGTAGTTCTCTACATCTCCAGGTGTAATAGCACCGGAACGGAGACCAGCAGCATCATCTTTGTGGAGACGGATCACACGACCGATGGTCTGGCTGATACCGATATAATCCATATCACGAAGGAATACAACAGCTTCCAGACCAGAAACATTGATACCCTCGGAGAGAATGGAGTGGTGGAGAACCACAAACTTCTTGGAGTTATCTTTGCCCCAAGCATTGAGGGTGTTGAAGAATGTTTCGCGGTCAACTTTCTTGCCGTCAATAACAGCACCAGTGGAAGCAGCGATATACATGTAGCTGTAACCAAGGTTGCTGAGGATATCAGCAAAGTCAGAATCAGCAACCAGGCGTGTAATCTGGCTGACTGCTTTGGCGCAGACAAGAACTTTCTCTGCCTTATTCTCGCGGATGCTCTGAATAACATACTCACAATCGCGGTCAGCAGTAGTCCGCTCACCCTTTTTGATCAGGGGGAGTTCACGTGTTACGATCCGGGGAGGAACAATGAAGCCACCCTGAACTAGCTGAGGTGCTGCGACATTGACGATCACATTGCCGTACACAGAGACATCATTCATGCCTGGCTTGCCGAACACATTGCTGTGCTTAGGGGTCGCTGTGAAGAAGTAGCAACGCTTAGCGGTCTCAGAGAAATACTTAGTAGCAGGATAGAAGTGCTTCTGAACACTGTTATGTGCTTCGTCAAAATAAATCGTATCAACACTGATACCAGCAGCAGCCAGGCGAGGCAGGGAGTGGTATGTAGTAAAGTAAATACGATGAAGATTAGCAGTCTGCATCATACCTTCAAAGCACTGAATCTCCTCAACTTTAGTAGTGCTGAAGTGAGAAGTATCGCCAGAGTGAATATGAGCAGGGATGATCTGCTGAGGAACCTCTTCCTTAAGCACCTCCAGGAACTCCTCACAGAGCTGTGAAGCGAGAAGGATGCGCGGAGCTACCACGACCACGGTACGGGCTTCTGTAGAGGCATTGAACAGCCTCACAGCGTCCATAATGGCGATAAGGGTCTTACCACCGCCAGTTGGAACCAAAACCGTACCGCGACCAGCAACGGCAAGCTTGTCGAGAGCGGATTGTTGGTGAGGACGAAGCTTGATCAAGGTCTGTTCCGTTTCGTTGTTGATACAACTATAACCCACACAGGGGTCCTGTGCGGGTTGAGTAGACACTTTGCCGACTGGCTCAGTAGTTCTTGATGTATAGGTGATCCACTTTCGCTTTAGAGTGGTTCTTATTCTTTCCAAAAATTTGACCATATCTAAATGCCTTTGTCTGTATATCGTACTCTGATAGATTGTTTCTGTAGAACTCACAATCACTGTGAATGAATAGCCACTTTGCTTTTGTATTCTTCATGGCTTCTACAAGTCTAGTATGTAGACCATCACTACCATCACCAGTAGAATATCCCAACCTATCAAGATATGGTGGATCTAAGAACAAAAAATCATCCCCATTACACTCATTGATTACCTCAATAGCATCACAGTTACGCAACTCAACTCTACTACTAAAGAAACTATGATGTCTGGGTTCTAAATTACAACTCATTTTCTTGTAATGTCCAAAAGGAACATTGAATTGCCCAGCAGCATTATATCTCTCCATACCAGAAAAACATAGCTGTCTTACAATGACATATGAAATAGCTTTAACTAGGGATGTATGCTCATCCTGATTGTTAATAACATCACGGGCAATATAATATTGCTCTTCTAGTTGATCGTGCTCATATGTCTTTAGCTCATCAATCCTTCTCTGAAGGAGGGGGTAATCACTAGATCCAACAACATTGTATAGATTGATTGGCAGTGGGTTAATATCATTTAAAACAGTTTCTTCTCCATAATGGAGTGCGACAGCAGCACCACCAGAGAATGGCTCAACAACGCGGGAGAATGTCTGTGGTGCGAGCTGTGTGATGATGGGAAGCTCTTTGGTCTTACCACCCTGATACTTGATGATTGGTTTCATAGGTACTCAATCTTGGTTTCCTATTATATCACAGTCTATACCATTAAAAACCCCCCATGTGGGGGGTTGTGACAGTTTCAAATGCGGTAGTCTCCGCCGTTCTTTTCCATGTTGTTGTGGATGCTTTGGGCGATATTATGTTGCTCCCACATAATCTTTTCAATCTCTTGATACTTCTTCGCCATAATGTTCCTACCATCGCCTTGACATTTCTCCTTTGCTTCCCTCAATGCTTGAATAATACTTAGTGTGTAATCTCTAGACAGAAATAGTGCTACGGAATCCATAAAAAATCAGCAATAAAATACTTTGTTTCCTCGACGACAGACGTGGTAAGTATTACCATGATGTCTGTATGTATCTATTACCCTACCGGGTCGATTACGTCTATGGTTATTATGATGATGGTGGTGATGATAATTACCAGAGCCGTAGTAAATTAATCCCCCCAGAATTGCTCCGGTGACTATAGCAGGGACTGGATTATCATCGTGGCGGTGATGTGCCTGTACTGGAAGTGTCCCAAGGGTCATCAATCCGGCGACTAATAATGCTGTGATTTTCATTTGTCTGATATAAAGGTGATCGTCCTGAGACAGATGTGGTCGCTGCCCTTTGGATTACACTGGTCTGAGTGGAGCGGTACCCCGTCCTTGCTCACATTGTATACCCCACCAAACCACACGGGGCGGTACTGGTAGACACTTTGTCCATCTGTCACATACCTGATACCATACGGTTGCTGCTGCATCAAGCAAGGTACCGGTTTATCAGCAAGACCATGACAGGTCCCACCGATGTTATTTAGATTTGGTTGGTAAGACCAGCCCATGAGTAGCATTAATGCTTCTATCATAGAGTCTCGATAGCCAGTTCCCCATATCATAGCACACATACGCAGCGGGCGCTACACATATACTGCGTATACGCCACATATATACTGCGTATACGCTACATATATACTGCGTAATCAGTTTAGTGTACCAGTAAAGGTACCTACTATTGTTCCGGTAGAATCGGTGACCTGGATCTTAAGTTCCCCATTACTAGATACGGAGAAATCAAATTTGGTACCACCCAAATCAAGCTGAGAGTTTTCTACTTCCAACTTACTTGCCTTAAGATTATCAGTATCAACATTGGACATGGTAGTTACGCCCGAAATTGGATTGATAGTATCGACGTTGAGTTGATTTGTAGCAGTAATTACGGTAGATGTTACAGAGCTAGCACTAGCTGTGCCTAAAGTGCTATTTGTAAAGGTGGCTGTAGAAGCTGAAAGTGAACCATTCACACCAAGACTATTGAGTGATGCCGTCCCACTTAAGGTTAAGTTTTCAGCACTAACTGTACCATTAATAGAGGCACTGTTTGCTGTAATACTAGAAGAAGTAATTGAATTAGATACAACTAGGTTAGTTGGGGAAAGCGTGCCGACATTGAAATCACCACTAACATTGATGTCTGTTATATTTGCGGTACTAATACCCAAACCATTAGAATTAACAACAAAACCAGCAGGTCCAATAAGAGAAGTCGTTACTCCAATGTTGGTAGCAGTTAGTGATGATGTTACATTTAAGTTTTCAGAAGTAAGAGTTCCTCTCAATGAGGAGCTTGTTGGTGATAAGAATGAGGTTAGAGTAGTACCACTAAACAACTCTAGACGAGTTCCACCAAAGGTACCTACGCCAGAAATACTAGCTCCACCATTACCAGCACCATTTCCAATTTGAAGACTATCTACTGAGATATCATCAAATGTAATGTTGGGAATACTAATAGCACCACTTACACTAAGATCTCCATCTACGGTTAGATTACCAGTAATAGAACTAGCTCCTCCAACAGATACATCTCCACTAAACTGACTATCCCCAGTTACAACTAGAGTATCGGTAGCACTTTGACTGTTACCGTTTAGAGTGAAGGCACCAAACCTATCTAAGGTAGCAAGAACTCTGTTACTTTGTCCATAGATCCAGCGGAAATCACCTGCGCTTGTCCCAGTTGATGCGTCATGTAGGATAAAGTTTAGATTACCAACATCATAGTTAACTAGATCTAGGTCAACATCCTCTGTGCTATTAAATCTAATACCACCATATGACCTTCTATTCCGCCCCTCAATAGATGAACCAACAAATACTTTAGATGCGTTTCCAGTAGATACTGAGAAGATTGTTGTTTCTGCTGTCTTTTGTACTGAAATATCTCCAGCGGCACCACCGCTAGTATCGCCCAAAGTTAGAATACTACCAGTATATGATGTTGTTGCGTTAATACTTGGAGCAGTTACAGAATTTACTGATAGATCAGCAGTTGAAGTTACATCGTCTGCGCTAGTAGCGGTACCAATAAAGCTATTTGCGGTTACTGTATTCAATACTAGATCATCGGGTATTGCTGATGCTGGAATTTCTCCAGTAGCAATGCCGGATGCATTTATGTTTGTAAGTAGGGAACCGTCTCCAGAAAAAACACCTCTAGTTCTAATCGTTCCACTGGCGTCAATGTTACCATCCTCAATACCAACACCATCCTGATTTGCGTTTAAACCAGACTTTGGATATGGGACACCACCAACTTGGAAGACATAGCGAGGATCGTTTGTATCTACACCAACATTTCCCGCAGAATAGATGCTAGTAAAACCTAAGCCAACATCAATATCAACCCACTGTGATGTGGGAATATTGGTTAGATTGCTACCATCACCATAGTAAAAAACTTGACTACCACCAGACTTTGGTCCGATGGTAGTACCAGTAAGTTCTAGATTATCTCCAACTAAAGCACTAGTGATTTCAATATCGCCCAAGGCAAGATCGCCAAGCTCAATATCAGAACCAGTTAAAATTAGTTTCTCAGCCCTAATACTACCAGCAACATCCAAGCTCTCTTGAGGAACTTGTGAGCCAATACCAACATTAGATCCACGTACAATGAGTACATCCTCATCTACCTGAAATCCACCTTTAAAATTAAAAGACTTACTGATATTAGCCATTTGAAGCCAGTATTGGTATATTAGTATTTATATCATCATTTATATTGAATGATATAACATAGGGCATAGAATGGAGGACGGTTCTCGTGAGCGGAGCCAGATCCAACACTACTGGTGTTGCCATGTGTATGGCTTTGGCTTGTATCAGCTACACTGAAAGTAAAGTCGTGGGAGTGTGTTGCTCCATTAGAATCGACTCGTACTGTGTGGTTGTGTCCATCATCATCTCTAATGTTAACAACGTGTCTGTGGTTAGGCTCTTCACCTGTAGTGAAGGTATGTTCGTGCCTTCCATTATCACTAGTATCGACTTCATCGATAACACCACCACTATCTTTGCCGCCACCACCAATGTTGTCGTTCTCCTTGTTCCTCTCATACTCATGATCATGAACACCATCACTATCAGTTGTTCCAGTATGACTGTGAGAACCAGCAGCACCACTTACACCGGGATTAGAGCTTCTTCCAGTTTCATGGTTGTGTACGCCTCCCAATTCTGCCGTAGCAGTATGACTATGTGAAGCATCGGCAGAAGAAGTTCTGCCCCCACCATCATCTGAAGAGTGACCATGGCTAGTGTCTGCTGCCTCATCGACTGCGTGAGAGTGTGAGGGTAGGTTGGCGACACTTAGCTCAACGCTATTAGAGCCCCCTGTTGTTCCTGGATTGTAGCTGCCGCCACTACCAACAACAAATCTATCAGAGAGATTAGGAACTCTAAATCTAGTTCCTGCGTCACCATGAATAGTACCAATAGCAGCAAACAAGTTAGCATATGTATCGTTTGCTGCGGTGGGTTTGGGATAAGAGCTACCATCACATAACAAGTATCCATCAGGAATGTTAGCTGCACTACCGCCCCAGAGAAGAATTGAGCCAACCTGGACAATACCATCGCCAATAAATTTATCAGCGATAACAGATTTCCTTACGACTAGTCCACCTTCAACAATGGTACCAGCAGTAGCAGTAGCAGCATCATCACCATCAACATCCTTCTGTAGATTGAAAGTTAATTGGGATGTTGCGTTTGGAGGACCAAATGTTAGGTTTGCTTCATTTAATTCAGTAAAGAGAGTAATGTCTGCGTCTTCGTCTAAAGGTTGAATTTCATTTGTCTTTAGAAGATCAACGTAAGCAACCTCTGCGGCAAGTTCATTAGCATCAAATTTACCACCGATATAAAGGTCCTTAGCAACAGCAACACCACCAGCAACTTTTAGAGCCGCATTAGATGTAGCAGAAGTAGCATTACGCTCTGATTGTACTTCTAGATCATTAAGAACCGTAGAGCCAGTGATGTTGAGATCACTCTTGATGTTTACTGGTTGAGTGAACTTGACTGGACCGTCAAACTGAGACTGAACTTCGTTTGTTTCACCACCCTGAACGAATAGACGACGGGTAATGGTTACTTCGTCGAATGTT